TCGGCGTTCAACAAGGTGGTGAACCTGCTGAGCGCTCCAGTCCAATCCCCGTTCCCGGGTCAACAATCGCCAGCGCCGACAGCGTTTACCCCGGCGAACTACGGGCAGCCCAGCAACCAGGGTACGTTTCAATCGGCTCCGCTGACATGGTCGCCCAGCCAGGCATTCTCGCCCAACTATTCCCAAACCTCTTCGAGTCCCTCCTTGGAGCAAATCGCGGATCTGGTGGGAATGAGCCAGGACAGCCGTCAGGTGATGGACGCGTTCGGGATCGAAACACCGGCTCTGCTGAACAACTACGCTCTTCAACTGGAAGGGCTGGTGGACAGCGCCGTCGCGTGGGGAAACCGCGCCGCTAATCTGATTACCGGCTACGCCGATTTCGCTGTTAATGAGCACCAGGAAAACCTGGCTTACAACGAAATTCTTACCAACCCCGATGTGCTTAGCGACTACACATTGAAGTTCTTCGGCCCCGAAGGTCCCTACCCTGTGTACGAAAACGAAGCACAACTGGAGACCCGTGGTTATCCCACTGCTCCCGTGAATAACGTTATGGCTCAACTGGGCCAGATGCCTGCTCCCCCGACCGCCGCTGCTCCTCAAGCGCAAGGCGATTTCTGGGGTGGCTTCAGCGAGCAAATGTCTCGTGACCCCCAGAACGCCTGGCGCCTTCTGAACCAGGCTCAACCCCAAGCCGTTGCAAGCAAACTGTTTGTAATGGAATGATTAGTGCGTCGGTAATTTAATTGAGCAACTCATTAAATTACTGACTGCTAAAATTTGTGTTAGATAAGACATAAATATGTCTAAATCTTTCACCCGATAAACACACTTCCTGCGACACTGGAGGATAAAACAAAGTGTTCATTGATAACGACTTTCCAAAGATTCTCGGTGCGGAACTCTATCGTCCTCACCCTGCTTACATTGCGGAAATGGCGGTTGAGCCCGTGGTCGTCCACGACTTCACCCGTCAGCCCGGTCAAACTGTTCAGTTAGACCGCTATAAGTTCTGGGGTACCCCTGGTACTAAGGACAGCCGCGAGCGTATTGCCGACCAAACCATCGGTACTGCCAATAGCCGCAACATCACCAAAGAGAAGGTGCTTGTTGTGCTGAAGGAATACACTGGTCCTGCGGATCCGGGCGACCCGACCCAGCCCAGCACCTTCAAGATTGCTCGTGAAACACTGGTTACCGCCCAGCGTCTGCTGCTGGATACCGGCAACCTGAATATGTTCCACCAGAGCATTGGTTCGCTGACCCTGCTCGACGACTATCGCCGGTGGCGTGACCGCGTCTTCATTGACGAACTGTCCAAAGCTGAAGCCAATGGCGCCGCTTCCAGCACCCAAGGTGGTTACTTCTTCCCTGGTGGCAAGACCAAGAATGCTTCTGGTCAAATCACCTACAGTTCCGCTGAGTTCACCGCCGATGTCCAGCAGTTCTCGGTGCGTACCGACCTGCTGACCGTGGTGAAGGATCTGCGTAAGCGCAACGTGCCGACCTTCGCTGATGGTCTGTATCGCTGCATTTGCGATCCTACTTTCATGATGCACCTGCGTCGTGATTCTGACTTCCGTGAGATTGCCCGTTACGCCGGTAACCCTGGTCAAGGCATGTACATGGGTAACCCCATGATGCCTAACAACGCCAGCTTCTACATGGGTCCCCAAGCTGGTCAGGCCTACTTCCTGGCTGGTGAACCCGTGATGCCGACTGGTGTGCAATTTGAAGGTGTGAAGTTCTTCGAGTCGACCAACTTCCCGACCAAGAACGTCACCACCTCCTTCGCTGGCACTGGCGGTACCTACGCTTCTCAAGAAGTTGCCCAAGGTTACTTCTTTGGTCCTCAGGCTATTGGCGTTGGTATCGGCGGCCCGAATGCTCAGGTCTTGATCAACAACAACGACGACTTCAGCCGCTTCATCATTCTAATTTGGCAACTGTATGCTGGCTTTGAAATCCTTAATAAGGACTTCGTGACTACTGCGTTTAGCTATCTGTCTGATGACGGTACTGTCTGATCTATAACATAAAAACAACAGGAGAGATAAATGACCTATTTGTCATCTAAAAAAATCTTCCCGGGTAACTGGGCAGAGCCTCTTAACGGTTGGTACAAGAATATTGATACCAACGATGACGGTACCAATAACGCCTCCAAGGGCGGCCCCACTTCGGTGCTGGCCGTCCCTGGTTACCGTTATTTCCAACAGCGTGGTTATGTGGCTGTTACCGCCACTTCGGGTGTGGGCGCCGTTGCTTCTGGCAACGTGATCGTTCCTTCTCCCTATCGCCAGGACGACACTCGTCCTGACATCACCGGTATGGTGATTTCTGGCGACAGCACCCTGCCTGCTTACGTTTACCGCGCCACCATTTCCGTGGCTTCCGGTTGGGGTGACGGTCGCGTGGCTTCTGGTATCTACGCTGCCACCGGCAACGTGATCACCTTTGCCACCGGTCTGACCTCTACTGGCACTGTGGGTGAAGCTGTGGCTCAGGCCAACCTGACTTCTACCACCTCTGGCGGCCAAGCTGGCGAAATCTTCTTCGCTGCCGGCGCCGCTGCTTACAGCACTCAACCCTTCCTCACCGCCACCGGCGCCGCTGGTGTGACCGTGAGTAATGTGTACAAGCAAATCACTAGCGCTGCCACTTATAAAGTGCTTGCCCGCGGCTTGCAAACCGACACCTCTACTTCTGGTGGTTGGTACATTTCCAGCGGCGACTCTTCTGCTGGCAAGAGCGGCTACTTTGTGGTTGAAGTGTGCTACTTGCAGCCTGATGAAGCTCCTGGCTACGAAGATATCGATGGCTACCTGCTTGGTCGCACAGTTAGCTAATTGAGTTAAACTGGGACCAGATATTTTTTCTGGTCCCTATGCTCTACCAGCACAAAAAAACTGGCGCTCGAGTCAAGGTTGTAAGCGAGTGGGATAACGGTGATTGGTTCATGCTTGAGGACCAGGACGGCCGTCTTTTCACCGCTTACAAAAACGAAATTGAACCTGACGAAGCTGCGACCAAAACAGTCAAAACTCTTCAGGTAAAAGACAAAGCAGCCAAAGAAGAGCCCCGAGCCTTCCCACCTGATAATCGCCTGAATATTAATTCAGCGACTGCCCAGATGATCGCGGATCATATCAAGGGCATTGGCTTAAAAACAGCACGTGAGATTAAAGATCTCCAGATGTCTTTGTCGGGTGAAAGATTCAACAATCTCGAACAACTGAAGCAAATCAAAAGGGTTGACTGGGAGGCTGTATTGGCCGCTAATTTAATCCGCGTCTAATTTTCATCTCCGCTAAGCCCCTGAGAAACCAGGGGTTTTTATTTTAGAATAAGAAAAAATAGATGATATGGCCGGTCTTATTCCTGCGGGTTTTATTGTTGATCCAAGCAAGGATATTTTCGCAACAACGGGGCCACACCTCGACCCCAGGGTCATTCCTCAGTTTGGACCAAACAAAGGTAAACCGATAAATCCACGAAGTGCAAAATTTCTTTTGCAGAATTTAATGCTGGGGGACACACCAGTAGTTGAGCAGAAGGGCGGTAACTGGCAATTTAATTTTCCTGTAACAAGTGAATTTGGCCAACGCAAAGCGCCCACACCAGGTGCAAGTACATTTCATCAAGGCATTGATATTGCCGCACCAGCAGGAACAGCCATCAAATATAAAGGGTCTGGTTCATATAAGCCAGGACAAGGTTTGGGAACTATCAGCACGACAGATTCACAGGGCAATCCGTACGATATTCAACTGCTTCACACGACCCCTGGTAAAACAGCGGAGGTTGCCGCGAACACGACAGCTCTGCCCACAGGTGATACATCTTCTAGGACAGAGGACATTCTCAAGGCCTTTCTTTATGGCGCAAAAATGCAAGGCGCTGGTAAAAAAGAAAAAACAATTGAAGATGAAATCAAAGAGCAATTAGTGGGCAGCTTATTAACGCAAGCGCTTAACCCTTCGTCTTTCTTATCTTCTTACACCACCCAAGATCCTTATATGGCTGGCTTAAAAGCTGGCTCTACAGATTACTTTGGTGGTCTTTTTGGTTGATTACTTGCTTTTATAATTAAACGATAAGGAGAATAGAAGTGCAGCTCTCTGACTTCGATAAAAGCAGAGTCAGGTATCACCTGGGATATTTCACTGTTTCTGTGCCAGCGGGTGATTACGCTCGTTTGGAAGAAGCCCTGAATACCATTCCGGATTCCTATTTCTACGACAAGATCACCATTCAGATCGGTCGTTGTGATACTGCTGAAAAGAAAACAGAAGTTGCAACTGCTCCTTCCACCCGGTTGGAAAGCATCGCTGGTGACGTGGATCGTACGATTCGCTCTAGCAATGCAAAAGAGGCGTTAAAGGTTTGGGACGAGATTTATCTCTACGAAACAAATCGTCTTGCCAACATTCTTTATGTTCCAAACTACAAGGATCCGTTCCAGGCACGTTACCGCTATGAACGATCAGGTGCGGAATTTATTCAGTCTTTACCTGGTCCTGCTGACACTGCAGTGGGTTCTCGTATTTATTTACATGAGGTTTGGAGGTAGTTATGGCGCAAGGTAAAAGAACCGGATCGAATCCTACTGTTGCGGATCTTTCCAGCTTTTCTCGTTTGCTTTTTGGAAATGTAGATGGCAATGCTTCCTATGTTCCGGGAGGAGGAGGAATGGGGGGTCGGCGTGGAGCTTCTGCCGCTCCAGTAGTAATCCGCCCGCCAATGCCAGGCCTTGATTCTAAGTACAAGCAGACTGAGTTGGCGGCAGGTGCTGCAGCAGAAGCATTTCGTCCTGGCGCAGGTTTCCCCGGGCAGCAAGCAGCAGATACTTTTGCATCTGTTTCTCCAGCAACTGAACGGGCTTATCTAGAAGAAAAAAATCGAGCTACACAGCTGGCGGCACAAGATCAATTAGCAAAGCAATATCAGGTTGCTGATTTAACCAAGGCATATAACACTGCCAAAACTCCTGAAGAAAAAGAGAAGCTTGGGCTGCAGATCTGGGCAACGACTAACCCACAGCTTGCCCAAAAACTTAAGCCGGGTCAGCTTGGTTACACTGAAGCGACATCCGCTTTTATGTCCCAAAGTCCGCTTGGTTCTTTGGTCAAGAGCGCTGGCGACATGCAGTTTGTTGATAAGGTGAGCTTCCCCACCGAACCAGTGGCGGGCGCATTTAACTTAGAGACGCCTATCTCTGGCATTACCATTCCTGAAAACCTTAAGCAAGTTGGTGTTGTTGAAAAGTTTGCAGACTTTAAACCAGGTGTCGCAGAAGCAATTCAAATGGGTTATTCCAATCCTTTGCAGCTGTTTAAACCTGACTTGACGCAGATGCAACAGGCCCTGCTTAAGCAAGCTTTTGAAAAAGGTTTGAAATAACACTTGTTAAACTAAAGTTTGGCATTGCACTTGCATGTAAGCCCACCAGCTGGACACTTGATCTTTGATCTACGGGGGCCAGCGTTGTTGCTTTAATCCAATGATTCTCTGCCTTAATTTTGTCAAACGTCTTGCCGCCTCTTTAAGCATTGTTGCTTCTCTTCAAGCCGTGTTTATCCCTGGTCTCAAGGCAGAGTCAAATTGGGTAGGAGAATAAGGAGAAAACTCCAATGGCTACGGAACGGCAAGTTCTTGAACAATGGGCTAAACAAAACCCCGGGTTATACGAGGGGTTAAAGCAAGCCGTTTCTGGTGCGGAAGGAACGATCCTTGGTGGGAAACCGGGATACAACGTGATGTTCGGTGGGGGTCGCTTTAAAGACTTCTCTAAACATCCTGATAAAGTTATCCGTTCTTCCAGTGGGCTCGCAAGCGCTGCTGCAGGCGCTTATCAATTTATGCCAGGAACTTGGCAAAATGTCCAGCAAAGCCTGGGGCTTTCGGATTTTGGTCCGCAATCCCAAGATATTGGCATGCTTAAACTCGCAAGAGATCGCCTGCTCCCATTGGGGGGATTGTCTGCTATTACCAAGGCCAACACATTAACGCCAGAGATTCAAGCTGCTTTAGCTCCAGAATGGGCTTCATTTCCTACGGCAACAGGCAGTAGTTACTACGGACAACCTGTTAAAAAAGCGCAAGAAATTCAACAGTTTTTTGAACAGGGTCGTCAGCGTGGCGCAGCAAGTTCAACGGCTTCTGCACCAGTACAGCAACGTTCTGTAGAAGACATTCTCTCTTCTGCTCTGGGACTTGGAGAAAAACCAGAACTTAATGAAGTCAATGCAAAGTCACAAGGTTTACTTAACGCTATCAAGTCTTCGTTGATTAAGTCTTTAATCCCGGCCGTTGTTAATCCTT